ATCAGGGAGCTAGAGCATTACCTATTAGGAGCCACACAGGACAACATAGGTATCTTGGCTCTGGAGGAATCAATAGAACGTACAGTTACAGGGGTTATGTCAATTGAAGCTAACAAGCCTTTACATTTACCGACTACTGACGTTACCGACGAGTACAGGAGAGAAGTCTGGGAAAAAACAATGGGGACTAATCGTTTCTATATGTTTGACCACTGGGGTTCTATGGGTGAGGACAACTTGTTAAATAAAATTCGTTATCTAGCCAAAGGGCTTGACTGTAAATGGATTATACTGGACCACCTGAGTATCGTAGTGTCAGACCAAGCGGAGGGTGACGAGCGAAAAGCAATTGACGCTATTATGACCAAGCTACGCCAGCTAGTACAGGAGACAGGCGTGGGTTTGTTCCTAGTTTCTCATTTGAAGCGTCCACCGTCCAAAGGCCATGAGGAGGGCGCACAGGTATCCCTATCGGAACTAAGGGGTTCAGCGGCTATTGCCCAGTTATCCGATATGGTTATTGGTTTAGAACGTAATCAACAACACCCTGACCCTGAAATACGGAACACAACAACCGTCAGGGTACTAAAGAATCGTTTTGCTGGTTTAACGGGTGCCTGTTGTTGGTTAGGTTACAATGGCGACACAGGGCGTATGTTGGAAGTGCCTGAGCCTACCAATGACTCACCGGCCTACAATGGTGATGCTTTTTAGTAAATTGGAGAAATAAAATGTTGACAGAAGCTTTGTTATGTCTTACAATGAACATATACCATGAAGCAAGAGGCGAACCATTGGCAGGGCGGTTAGCCGTAGGACTTGTCACAATGAATCGGGTTGAGAGTTCAAGGTTCCCTAACACCGTCTGTGGAGTAGTGCAGCAAGGGAAACATTGGAAAGGTCACCCAGTTCGGAACAAGTGTAATTTTTCGTGGTATTGTGACGGTAAACCCGATTTACCAAAGGATAACAAAGCTTGGTCAGAGGCTGTAACGCTTAGTTATCGAATACAAAATGGCTTGGTGACGGACTTCACCGATGGGGCTACACATTACCATGCAAGCTGGATGAAACCTTGGTGGTCAAGTGCCTACATTGAAGTAGGGAGGATAGGTTCCCATATATTTTATAGGTAACGAACATGAAACAGTTAGTCTTTGATATTGAAACAAACGGTTTAAAACCGACAGTAGTATGGTGTATTGTTGCCAAGGAGATTGGGAAAGATGAACTACACGTATTTGATACTTCTAACCTTAGCGGTTGGAATAGTTTTGTACGAGGATTTGACGAAGTAATAGGACACAACCTAATTGGCTATGACGTACCTGTTTGTGAACGACTGTTGGATACAGACTTCACAGGCATCAAAGTCACAGATACATTAGTTATGTCAAGATTAGCAAACCCCCAGCGTGATTCTCATTCGTTGGACAGTTATGGTAAGGAGTTAAACAATGAGAAAGGTAATCATACAGATTGGTCATGCTATAGCTTGGAAATGCTTGACTATTGCAAGCAGGACGTTAAACTTAGTGAACAAGTATACCAACGACTCGCACGTGACCTTGATAGCTTTGGAAGCGAAAGTATTAGTCTTGAGCATGGAGTACAAAATATTATATGCCAGCAAATAGAGAATGGCTGGCTGTTAGACCAAGAGAAATGCTATGAGTTGATTGGGGAGCTAAAGGAGGCTTCATTCATAGCCGAGGAAAAAGTACATGAGGTATTTAAACCACTACCCACGTTCATTAAAGAAATTAAACCTAAGGTTAAAAAGGACGGTACCATCAGCACTGTTGGTCTTAAGTTCCTTGGAGACCGTTGGACTGAAGTCGCTGGTGATTTCAGCCGTGTCGATTGGCCTGTATTTAACCTAGCGTCACGACAGCAAATAGCTAGGTACTTGCAGTACTTTGGTTGGAAACCTACAAAACATACAGACAAGGGCCGTGTAATAGTGTCTGAGGAAGTCCTGATGGGCGTTGAGGGCATCCCTGAGGCTAAACTAATAGCTGACTACCTGTTAGTACATAAACGCCTAGCACAGGTCAAAGGGTGGCTTGACAAGGTTGATACAGATGAGCGTGTACATGGTTACGTTAACTCCAATGGGGCCGTGACGGGACGTATGACGCATAGCAGCCCTAATGTGGCAAATGTGCCAGCGTCCTATAGTACCTACGGGGAAGAATGTCGAAGCTGTTGGATAGTGCCTAAGGGCTACAAGCTCGTTGGGATAGATGCTTCTGGTTTAGAATTGAGAATGCTTGCACATTACATGGACGATGCGGAGTATACTGATGTGCTTTTGAATGGTGACATACATACAGTCAACATGAAAGCAGCAGGGTTGGATTCTCGTTCCCAAAGTAAAACTTTCATCTACGGATTCCTTTACGGGGCCGGTGACGCTAAGATAGGCCAGATAGTGAACGGTAGTGCTAGGGAGGGTAAACGGTTAAAGGAGAAGTTTCTTAACTCCACACCGGCCCTTAAGAAGCTCAGGGAGGACGTAGTATCTGCCTCGGAACGTGGGTTCCTTAGAGGGCTGGATAAACGTAAGCTCTTTTGTCGCTCACCACATTCAGCCGTTAATACACTTTTACAGGGCGCAGGGGCTATTGTTATGAAAAAAGCCTTGTGTATTTTGAATGAATATGCTATACTATGGGGTATAGACTATAAATTTGTAGGTAACATACATGATGAATTTCAAGTGGAGGTCATAGCACATCAGGCGGAACAATTTGGAAAATTAGCCGTTGCTTCTATTGTAGCAGCAGGGATTGAATTAGGACTACGTTGTCCTTTGGATGGTGATTATGCAATCGGAAATAACTGGGCTGAGACCCACTAAGAAATGCACTACCTGTCTCTTAGAAAAACCCTTAGAGTCTTTTAATAAACAACGAACAGCTAAGGACGGTTTAAAGTACGTTTGTAAAATATGCCAGAGAAAAGAAAGTTCTGAGCAAGCCAAAAAAGGATGGGAACGTATCTTTGAGTTCTTTGGAGGGCGTAAGTGTCAACGATGTGGTCTGGAATCTGATTATCCTCTCTATGAAGTACACCACAAGAACCCTAAGGATAAAAACAAAAAACATGTAGGAGGACGAGGTTTATCTAAGGAAACATTAGAAGCTGAATTAATTAAATGTGAACTGCTCTGTGCTAATTGTCATAAGATCAGACACCACGAACTAAGGCAGAAAAATGAGTAAAAACTTATATAGTTTAGTACCGGATATTTACAAACTCATGGAAAGCTCAACCCCCGATGAGTCTGTGGATATTGAGGCAGAGATTGAAAAATTTGGTGAGAACTGTAAACAACTGATGCGGGACAAGTTCGACTCTAAAGGTTATATAGACAACCGGAAGTTAAGAATGTCAAACATTGGGCGTGATGATCGTGTCCTTTGGCATCATTGCAAGGGGACGGACAAAGAAAAACTACAGCCTCACAACCATATTAAATTTATGTATGGACATTTAATTGAGGAAATGGTTCTATTACTGGTACGCCTTAGCGGTCATGCAGTAACTGACGAACAGAAAGAAGTACAGGTGGCTGGAATCAAGGGCCATATGGACTGTAAAATAGACGGAACAATTATTGACGTAAAGTCTACCAGTAGTTTTGGCTTTAAGAAGTTTAAGGACGGAACCTTGGCAATGGACGATCCTTTTGGTTATGTAGCGCAGAACAAAGGCTACGCAAGGGCCGAGGGTGCCACAAAGTACGGCTGGTTAGCCATGGACAAGTCAGTAGGTAGTTTAGCTTTATTGGTGTATGATGAACAGGACACACAAGCACCTATTCATAAATACATCAACTGGGACATTGAGGAACGGATTGAAAACCTAAAAAAGATGGTAGAGCAACCGGAACCCCCATCAATTTGCTCAGACCCAATACCGGACGGAAAATCTGGGAACATGAAATTACCTATGAAATGTTCTTATTGTTCCTACAAAAAGTCTTGTTACCCAAAGCTAAGGGCTTTTGCCTACAGCTACGCACCAAGGTTTTTAACAGAGGTAATAAACGAACCTAAAGTACAGGAGTTAAAACTTGAGTAAAGTTAAATACCGAAGTGGCTTAGAGGAGCGTTTAGCGGAGGCTCTGGGGACTAATTATCTCTATGAGCCATACGCAGTCCCTTATATTGTCAACAGGAAATATACACCTGATTTTGTATACGCCCCATCAAAGGTCTTGGTGGAAGCTAAGGGTTTCTTTAGAGTAGGAGACACTCAAAAGTACAAGTCAATTAGGGATTCAATAGAAGCTAGTGGTTGGGAACTGGTATTTTTATTCAGTGACCCCAAAAAGAAACTAAGGAAAGGCTCTCGTATGACATTAGGACAGTGGTGCGACAAAGAGAATTTTGCTTACTTTACCGAGGCTTCATGTAAATCAATGATGGAGTATATAGAATGTCGGCAACTTACGAAGAATTGAAAGAACACATACTGCGAGAGTATGACGCTGATTTTCTCTTAGAAATTTTAGAAATAGACAGTGAAATGCTTTTAGATAGATTTGAAGATTTGTTAATGAAGAACATGGACAAATTCCCACAGGATGAGGATAAAGAGGGGGTGTCCAATGTCTAGGTGTTCATTAGACGTACAGGTAGGCGGTGGACACTACAAGGATTTTGAAATACAACCAATAGAGTTTATTCATCAAAATAACCTTGGCTTTATTGAGGGAAACGTAATAAAATATATTACTAGGTGGCGTTATAAGAACGGCATTGAGGACTTAAAGAAAGTTAAACACTATGTAGATTTACTTATAGAACTGGAGGCACTAAATGAAAATAGTTGATATTACAACTAACCCGCCAGAACATAAAGCAAACTATGAAATAGCTAAGGAATGTTTGGACGCTTGTTATGCTGAGGATAATACCAAAGAGTTTTTCCTGTTGACTATTGATACTGAGGGTGTCATGGGAGTCTACAGTTCAATGGAGTATCCCCCAGCTTATATGGCCCTAGATGCCGCCAAGGAAGTCCTTATGGAATATTACCGAGAATACGACGAAAACCTAGGAGGTGGCTCATGAGTACCCAAGTGATTATGTTAACCGGAGAAAGTTGTTCGGCCTGTAAAGAGCTAAAACTAACTTTAAAAACTTATAATTTATTTGATAAAACAAGAACAGTGGACGCTTATAGTAACGAGGGTAACGAGCTAGTAGCTAGGCTAGGTTTACGTTCAATACCTGTTTTAATTGCAGAGGGTAAGCCCTTGCTTATGGGAGCAAAGCATACCAGAGAAGCCTTAGAGGATTTATATGTTTGACAGCAATGAGGAAGTTTTGGCGTTTTGGGTCAGCGTCTTTGTGGTTGTAGGCATTATTTGGTGGTTTAATTAAGGATTTGCCCGTATGTTTAACCAGCGTACAGGTGTCATGCACAAGTCGAAATTCAGGAGCTTGTTCGACACGTTTCCGAGATTATCGAGCCTCTGTTCCCAATTTCTTGGGAATCCTTGACCAAATAGTGTTTCATAAACTAAACAATGTACACTACAGTATACATTTGAATATACAAAAGGAGGGCATATGGCTAGCGCTAGCAAAAGCAAAGGAGGTGTAAAAGCAGTGGAATGGTGGAAGCACTTGCGCAACCGTAAGCGGGACCAAAACAAACTAGTGCGAAAGGACGGTAAGGAGAAAACTAAAGAGGTGTACGATGAAAAATGAACAAACAGGACTAGAACCCTGTAAGTGCGGCTCTACCAACTTGAGTGTCGAATGTACAGGCACTAGTCACTACACTATGGACTATGTGGTGTGTCTTGATTGTAAGCTGGAGGGTAACGGTGAGTTCGGGATTGAGGACGCTATAACTGCATGGAATAAGAAAAT